GATACATAATACGGCTATCATCTTTCGGCGTGAGGATGGACTCAGCTTCTGTACATAATTGGAGAAGTTTTTCACGCATCATCTCTGTCATTGAATTACCAGGAACTTCTATGTCGTCCAGAATCATTAGGTCTGCCCGACTTCCGGTGAGCTGTCCAGTGATGCCCACCGACTTTACGCTTGGGGCTTGGTGGGGAGAACAGTTTACGTCGAAGCTTATACGCGACCATCTGGATTCGTCCGATTTCGGTTGTAAGTGATTCAGCCATGGGGTTTCAATGATTAGTTTCTGTAGGAAAATGGACATGTTATCCGCCCGTTCTTTAGAGGCGGATATAATCATTATTTTACGTTCTGGATCTTTGAAAAGAGTCCAGAGAACAAACGCTCCAGTAATCCAGGATTTACCAACACCACGGAAGGCTTGGATCTGGAGACGTTTCGGACCACTTTGTAAGTAGTCAGCAATTGCATATTGGGCTCGTGTTGGACTAGGTAAGTCAAGTTGCCTCCATAAAGCTTGTAAGAATAGTTTAAAATCGTCCTGTAGGGCGGATAGTATGTCTGTCATTTGTTTATATATAAATCACGTAGACCAGTTGGACTTGTGATTGCTTTCTTTATTCTCAATAGATCAGGGCTTAATAGGCTATCACCAGAAGGTGTTTGCCAGTTTTTAGGTTTTACTGCCCCTTCTTCTTGCCACCAATGATGAAAAAAGTTCCCCTTTGGATGGAACATAGGGTCTGGCTTACCATTAGTAGTACCTCTATTTGCTAATTCAGATTGACCTTTAAAATTAGTCCTTCCTTCTAATTCTTTAAATGTTTTAGCTAGTTTATACTGACCCTGTTCAGATGCAAATTCTAACGCTCTTTCAGGCATATGCTTTGCAGTACCTTTGTCCCTATGTTCGTATTGACCTCCTTGTAGTACAATTTCTTTTATTGTATTTGGAAATTTCGGAGAATCTCTTCTCCATAGTATAGAGGCAGCGACACCGTATACATCATCAGTACCACTTATAGCTTCACCAGAAGTACCATAAGCTAGCCACTTATAATCTTCTTTAGTTAAATTTAAATGGTTTACTGGTTGTTTCACTGCTGGTGGTGCTTCAGGCATTACATTCATAACGGGTCAAAAAATTCATTTAGGTTCTTTTTAATTAGTGCATCTAGTTGTGCAATCTCCATATCTGTAAATGGTTCAGGTTTTACTACTTTCCCAGGTCCGAATGAACTGGGTGGTGCAGCCTTACGGGAGAAACTGAAGTTCTCCCCAGCTGCTGTCATTGCTTGTGTTGAGATGGTCATTAGTCTGTTGTATATAGGTCGAGATCGTTGCTTGCGTTGTCTATTAATATATCTCTCATATCATGTTTACTTAAGTTATTACTTAAGTTACTAGGATCTGCTAATATTGCATCTCTTGCTTTTATTGCTTGTGATCTAGAGAAATTAGTAGGTATATTTAGCATAGCTTTTTGACCTTTTAGAGATAGATCAGCCTTAAAGTTGAATACATGCCTACCATTCTCTACATTCCAAGCTGCTTTAAGCTTATTAGCCCAGGTAGTTTGTAGACCAACAGAATCTGCGATATGTAGATTTATATGATCCTCTGGTTTATTTAATCTATTCTCTATTCTTGCTTGTGGTCTTGCTGTATCGCCATGAGTTGGTGGTGTATGCAGTCTTTTACCTGGTAAATCTGCTAAATGCTGGGCCGATTCAGTTTTAGCTGCTAGATAATGTCCAGCATCAGAGTCGCCTTTTATATCTACTTGGCCAGGTGTACGCTGCTGTGAAGCCAAACGTGCAAACTTTCTCTGCTGATTGAATGTCCTAACAGAGTCTTTTGCGAATTTTTGAGCAAATTCTACTGGAATACCTTGTTCCTTTGCAAATTCTATTAATTCAGCTGTTGGCGGCATTTCTGCTTCACGCCGTGGTATATCACTTACAGAAACACGTTGATCAACTGGTACTTCTGATTTACCTTTTCTTTTAGTTTGTTTCGTACGTGCTGGTTTCTGTTCATATATAGGTTTACCACTAGCTGTCTTTGCTACCTGCTTTGTTATCTGTAATGGGACCGCCGGATTTATTGTAGGAGTACTAGTCGGTGGTTTAAGTGATGGACCACCTACTGGTACCGGTACTAAACCAGTCCCTTTAGGGCCACCTGGACCTTGGAAATTTCTAGCTAATACTTTCCAAGCTTTACCTATATCAATTGGTAGTGTACCTGCCTTCATCTGCACAAGATCTATCATCATTTCTTGTGGTGTTGTCGGTAGTTGAGATTTCAGAACTTCACCGGCTATTTTTAAACTTCTGTTACGTACTCTCTCGTTTGCAGGCAGTGTAGGTGTTAATAAAAATGGTGCCATAATTTACCTACGCAAAAGTATTACCAAGAATACCCATATAACCTAAGTTAGTTTCTCCAGGGTTCATCTCGATACCTGGCGTATAGCCTTCGAATACACCTTTTAAAGCACCACCAGTCGCTTCTTTATTTAATGGTGTTCCGGTTCCTGGAACTGATTTAAATGCGTCTGAAATACTAGGAGCAAGTCCAGAGATCAATTGGAACATAGCTCCTTGTTTTGCAATGTCTCTACCTTTTTCCCCGCCTATCATTAGTCCTGCAACTTGACCGATAGCACCTATCCCCTGTCCAAAAGCGGCTAGACCTTTAGGCGTCTTAAATAAATTCATCAAACCTGCACCCGCTGCACCTGCACCCGCTGCACCTGCAGCTGCTGTTGCAGTGTTGGCTAAACTTGTTGCTGCCGGCATGAGGGAACCTGCCTGCGAACCTATTGATAAAGCTTGTCCTATTGCTGGTAACATCAGCCTTTCCTCCTAATTTTGAGACTGTCACGTCTACTTCTGTTTTTACTACGACTCATGGGTCTCCCTTTAGTTGAACTTCCTTTGTAATGTGCGGCGTCTCGTGAGTCGCCTACTTTTAATCCTAAATCTTTACGTAATCTATTAGCATTAACTCTTAATCTAAGACCTTTCTTAGTCTTATTGTAGGCTTTCTGTGGTGCCTTACGGTTACCGTTAGCATATCTAGGCCCCGATTTCCGTTTTCTTCCCATAAAGCCTCCGTTGTACAAGTTCTGGGTCGACTTTTGGCATGACACTTGCCAGTTTATGTAGTGGATTCCCTTCGTAAGCTACTCCACTGATGTCATTCTTTACTAGCCAATCACAAGCTGCCTTAAGTTCGTGAGCAGTAGCTTCTCCGCTTTTAACCCTTTTAAGGAACTCTTCTGTGACTAGATTGTGTAATTCGTTAAATTGTCCTTCTGTAGCTTTATTCACTTAAAGTTCTCCAAGCTTTTTCTTTATATGGTATAGTTTGTAGTTGTTCATGTTTAATAGGTACTTTAAAATCTATATCCCTATATAAACCAGCAGCTTTTGATATATCATATAATCTAGCGGCTATTGTACCACCTTCTATTAAGTCTTTATGTTGCTTGCTGATAAATGGTGTATAATCTTTATCTGGATCTACCTTCCATTTATCAGTCATCACAGCACCGCCTCCTTCAGGGTCAATTTGTAATTGAACATGTCCTAAAGAACCAGCTGTTCTCATACCTGGTTTATGAATTACTAATTTACCGTCCTTTCCTGTTACTTGGTAAGGATTTGCAGTACCATAAGTACTAAGTATCGGGTTCTGAGGATCTGATTTACTTCTGTAAGGATAAGACTCAGTAACATGAGCAGCTACAATATCAGATGCTATCTCTTTAGGTATCTTTGTAACTGTACCTTTAGTACCACCTGTCAAAGCTTTAATAAACATTTTCTTGTGGTAATCATTAGCTCCTGGTAGGGCAGTATCTACGATGGCATTTCTTATTGTTAAAGCTGCATTACGCTGTAATTTGCCAGGTAGGTTTATTCCTTTCTTAAAAATTTTAAGTAAATCATCAATCATTACGCTCAGGCTCTTCGCTTGGCTTTAGTTTATTGAGTAGAGTTTGAATACTTTGGATGACGCTATTCTCCTTCAATGGAGACAGAGCAATCAGTTCTGATGCTAAGGCTACGATCACCCAAAAGGCGGGCTCGGATAGAAATAATAGTTCCATTTATTCTGTGATTTGTTTGTTTACTAAGGCGATAGGTACAATGTCATGGCATAAGTGCTCAACACGTGAACCTGGGCGAAAGGTGAATCCTTTCTGTTGTATCTCTGCACATTTAAGTGCTCTAACTAGTTCGTAGTCTAGTCTAAGTTTTTCTTCTTGACGTTTAGCTATGGCCTTACACCTATTAATTGTTCCCCAATCCAAAGGCACCATAAAGTTAAGCTGAGCTCCCCATTGGTTACTTTTAACGTAAGCTTCGTGATCATACGGTGTAGTGTCGTTACCCATATAGAATGGAGACATTGTCATGGTGGGGCCATTACATGAGACCCCTTGACCATAAGACTGCCTAGACGGTGCTCCATTATTCTGGAACTGTACCGCCTG